GTTCTCTACTTCGGCTAAAAGATCGCTTATCTTAAGAGTAACAGGAGACGTTCGTCTTTATGGGCATATTTGACAGATTCCGGCGAAGCGCAGAAACTCCCGCTCCGCCGACGGGCGAGCAAAGAGACCACACTCTGCAACAGCTGACTGAGCAGATGGAGGCAGCCTGGATAGGACCCCGAACTGTGTCTGGGGTCTCTATTAATCCGGACTCAGCCATGACGATCGCGGCGGCATTTTCAGCCGTGCAGATCATCAGCGAGGCGGTAGCCCAGCTACCCCTGAATCTCTTCCGCATCCTGGAAGATGACAACAAGATCCTCGATACATCTAACCCACTGTTCCGCCTTTTAAAGTTTGCACCGAACTCTGAGATGACGCCCTTCGAGTTCTGGCAGTTCGCAATGGACGGGATCCTGCTGCGCGGAAACTCCTACACCCAGATCCAGCGTAACGTCGGCGGTCAGATAGTGGCTCTGTGGCCGCTGCATCCAGACAAGGTAAGGGTCGTTCGTGGCTCTGATGGTCTTCTGTCTTACGAGTACACGACTAGCGGTCCTCTAAAGGTATTTAAAGCATTTGAGATCATGCACATCAAAGGCATGAGTAAGGACGGAGTAGTAGGACTTAGTCCAATCCAGCAATGTCGAGAGAGTCTAGGCCTCACCAAAGGGATGGAAAGCTTTAATGCTTCTTTCTTTGGCAATGGCGCTATGCCCGGTATTATCCTAAGGCCGCCCCAGAAGATGTCTCCAGAAGTCCAGAGGGAAGTCCTGGCAGCTTGGAACGAGCACCATCAGGGAGCTAACAAAGGAAACAAAGCTGGGATCTTGATGCCTGGCACAGAGGTAGAGCAACTAGGTTTCAGCCCAGAGGACTCTCAGCTTATAGAGTCTCGCAAGTTCCAGATCCAGGATATTGCAAGAATTTTCAAGCTACCTGCCCACAAGCTAGGATCAACTGAGGGCGTTACACACTCCAACGTAGAGCAGCAGGAGCTGAACTTCCTGACGCAGACATTATCTCCGCACCTGACCCGAATCGAGCAAGCGGTGTGGCGCGACCTTATAGGGGTAGAGACTAGCTTTGTAGACTTCGATACCTCTGCGATGCTCAAGGCAGATGTCGAGGCCAGAACGGCAGCTAACTCTACTGGACTACAGAACGGCTATCTATCAATTAACGAAGTGAGGCAGCGAGAGGGGCTGAACCCCATTGATGATGGAGACGGCTACGTGCGGCAGCTGAACCTCACTTCTATCTCTAACTCGAACGATACGTCTGACCCAGAACCCGAACCCACAAGTACACCAGAAGAAGATGAACCGGCCGGTAGAGCCGCCCCAACAGTTAGCGATCCACTCATGGGTGTGGAGCGGCTGCCGCATGGGCATTCTTCCGTAACTCCCGTACACAGCGAGGAGACTACGGAAGCGCGCAGCCTGCACGCGACTGCAGTGGCTCACCGGCCGGTTTTCGTTAAGGTAGCAAATGACATTCTAGACGTGGAGGCTCCCGGTGTCCGTAGCGCCCTTAACGAGCCCGGAGATCCTGTTAACAATGTCAAGAAGTTCTACGTGGACCACGAGGCCTTTGTAGAGACTAAGCTACAAGGCGCTATAAAACTATACGCGGAAGAGGTTCGTAAGACAGCCTCAGAGTCTATGGCAATAATGGGCGAGATGAACATTGACGCCTTCGTAAACCACTACACAGTAGGCGCGGTCAGCCGCTGGATTATACAGAGCCGTAAGGCAGTACTAGACACCCTTAAGAGCAACCCCGACAACGCACTACAGGCCGTATCGAATCGCTTTAAGGGCTGGCAGGGGGAGCGTCCAGAGCGCTTCGCGCTGCGCGAGACCGTGCAGGGCGCGGGAGCTGTGGGACGAGAGACCTACAAAGCACTCGGCTTTAAGACGCTTCGCTGGAAGACGCTAGGAGAGGGCCCTTCGGAGCTGGACGGTAAGCAGATAGGGATCCACGAGCACTTCGCCCAGAATGGTGAAACAGTAAACGGTAACCAAGCCAAATCCAATATCGGACACCCTCCCTTTGGGCCAGGTGACGAAAGTATCATCGAACCTGTAGTGGGATAGAATGCTTATATATGAAGTAGGAGTATAGAAATGAAGAATCAGCTAGAGAGCAGATTTGTGCAGTGTACCGAGCTACGAGCCGTGACGCAGGAAGACGGGAAAATCGTCATTTCTGGTCTGGCTATTCCCTACGGTAAGCAGTCTGTCAATCTAGGTGGCTTCAAGGAAGTTATCGAGAAGGGCACATTTCGCTCTCCGGTAGAGTCCGACCAGGATATCGTCTCGACTGCCAATCACGATCCTCGCCTGATTCTGGGTCGTCGCAGTAACGGCACCCTACAGCTTGAGGATCGGCCAGAGGGTGTGTGGATGTCGGCGACGCTGCCCAATACCTCCGCAGCACGAGACGTGGCGGAGCTAATCAGTGGCGGCTACATGACGGGACAGAGCTTCCAGTTCCGAAACACGCCCGGAACAGATCGCTTTAGCCGCACAGCAGACGGCACTGTACTACGAACCGTGACAGATGCCAGCCTCATCGAGCTAGGCCCCGTGACGTTCCCCGCATACGAGCAGACCAGCGCAAACGTGTCTGCTGAAACACGATCAGCCGTAGAGGCCCTCCAACGGGAGGAGACCCGAACGGAAGAGCCCGCCGAAGCGTCGGCGGCAGCGGCAGGAGCGCCTGTCGAGGACGAACAGAAAAATGAAACGAATCGGGTAGACCTGCTCATGAAGGAGCTAGATCTCGCAGAGATCGAATTGATCTAATCCGATCATATACTAGGAGTACACAATGTACGTTAATGAAATGAGAACCAAGCGCATGACTGCGGTCAACGAGGCGCGAGCTATCTTGACCAAAGCACGTGAAGAGAAGCGAGATCTCACCAGCGAGGAAGACGGTAAGCACGGCGAGATCATGGCCGACGTTGCCAAGATGCGCGTCGATATCGAGCGCGAAGAGCGAACTGCAGCGGCTGAAGCAGAGCTTCGAACCGTTGTCCAGGAAGCTTCGAGACTTGAGGTTGGGGAAGACGCAGAGCAGCGAACTGCAACGGGTGTGTTGGCTAGCCCCGAGTATCGTGACGCCTTCTACGCATGGGCAGCTACCGGAGCCGAGAGTCGTGCTCTGGAGGTTGGTGGCGCTACGAAGGGCGAGACCCTTGTCCCGGAAGAGATGTTCCGTGGCATCATCGAGCGTTTGGCACAGCCGAACACGATTCGTTCCATCTGCAGGGTGATTACCACAGAATCGACGATGCCGATCCCGGTATCGACGGGCTATGGAGCCGCCGCCTGGACTGACGAATCTGCGTCTTATAGTGAGAGTGACGACACATTCAGCGAGGTGATTCTGAATGCTTACAAGTCCACCAGGATCATCAAGATCTCTGATGAGTTGCTGCAGGACGAGCGTGTTAATCTTATGGGCCACCTGGCTGATTCTTTCGGCCGCTCGTTCAGCGAGCTGGAAGAGGCTTCTTTTGCTGATGGCGACGGCTCTTCGAAGCCTACTGGCGTTACAGTTGGTGCGTCCGCTGGGATTACGGTAGCAAGCCCGACTGCCATTACGGCTGACGAGCTTAAGGAGTTTAAGGCTAAGCTCAAGTCGCAGTATCGTGGCAATTCAAAGTTCCTGCTCAACAGTGATACGGAGCTTATCGTTGACAAGCTGGTGATTGCTTCGGAGGCTGGTAACTACATCTGGCGACCGGGTCTGGTACAGGGTGTGCCGGATACACTTCTAGGTCGTCCCGTCGTTGTCAGTGAGGCCATGCCGGCACCGACTGCAGGAAATGTGAGCGTGTGCTATGGCGACTTTGATTTCTACTGGATCGGAGACCGTGGCACGGTTGGGCTTAAGCGGCTTGATGAACTCTATGCAGCCAATGGCCAGGTAGGTTTCGCGGCCAGCCGGCGCGTAGACGCCAAGATCGTTCAGGCTGAGGCGATCAAGGCCCTTACGATGGCGGCTAGCTAGAATCAAGATCTTATGGT